GCGCAAAATTGAATACCTGAGTATTCAATTTTTTCTGCAAACCTGAGTATTCAAAATGAAACCAAGTCTACATTGTAATACGCTTTAAAATAATTACGCCATTGCGTGAAACCTGATTCTGTATCGTGCGTTATATCTCTGTCATTTTCCATTTGCCAAGCATGAACATACTCATGTGCTAGAGTAGAAAACAAATCAAGATCTGATTTTATTTCGCTAGTGGCAAACCTGATTTTGTGATTGTATTTTTTAGCAGAGATTTTCTCGCCCTCATACAGTCCCATGCAAGAGTCACCATCGAATCGGATAACCTTAGTCTTTGCAAAGTTAACCCTTGATTTTAGATTAAACTCATCTTGTAAGATAAGCTGGAATAATCTTGTTTTGTCTGATCTAATCATTTATTTAACCAATTTAAAATTACAATTTTAATTGCAACAAAAACAACAAAGCCAATGCAAAAATATAACGCTTGAATATCAGTCATTTAATCTACCTGTATATCTGTAATTGTACCATTTTTTACAGTAAAGTACAATTCAACCAAACCCATAGAAACCCAAACACACCCATTACCCTCACGGATAGCATAAGGTTTATTAGGGTATTTTTTAGCTAAGTAGCTTTCAACAATTTCAAAATTTTTCATAGGTCTATTATATCAGATAAAACAAGATAGGGGCAAAGCCCCTACCATTACAAGGTCTTTTCAGCCTTGATAAAATCGGCAATCTTAGCAAGTGCTACCTTGTTTGCCTTAGTGAGTGATTCTGTATCGGCTTCAGTCAAGCCCAACATTTCACCGATAAAATCAGCGTGAACATCCTTTTTAATAGGTGTATCGCCTGATTTCGTTTTGTATGCTTTAGCAACATAAACCTTTTCACGGCTCAATTTTGCAACAACAGAACGAACAGTCTTACCGAATGTTTCAGCAAGCATTTCAACGCTAGTGCCTGCTTGATAATCGGCAACCATGCGAGCAGTTTGCTCGGTGGTGTAGTTCACAGTTTTGGTAGTCATCTTCTTTTCTCCTTAAAAAAATATTATAACATCAGGGTTTCATCATTGCAAGCCATATCCACAATGGTGAAAAGGTTATTGCAACAAACAAGCAAGCTTGTAAAAATTCTGTTAACAATTTCATTTCATAGCCTCACATTCAGCAGAATAAGCTAAAGCATTTTGAGCGTTACACATTTCAGCGTATGCCTCTTTAGTCTTAGATTCGTAGTAAGCAACCAATTTTTCAGCGTATGCGAGAGCGAGGGTTTGTGTGTTAGTCATAGTGTTCCTTGTCATCATGTATTCTATTATACACGAAAAAAGCATAAAAGTTCAAGTGTGTTTAAATACAACATAGGGATAAACACCTATTGACACGGGGCGGTTATTAGACTATACTATCACCTATGCCTAGGGGCCCCCCGACACGGCCACTATGAGGGAAATTTCCAAACTCCCTAAGGTGCCAAAATCCACACTTGCTAAAATACTCCTAAACTGGTATAATCAACACAAAAGGACACAATTATGACCACTCATTTACCTGCAGAAACTGTACGCATCAGCCCCGAAGCACTAGAAGTTGCCAATGCCTACCTGCAACTTAATGATGCCAGAGCCGTTGCCCAAGAATTAGATCTAGACCCTGAAGTGGTAACTAGTTTATTAGCTAAACGTGAAGTAAAATCGTATATTGATTCAGTATTCTTCGACTCGGGCTATAACAACAGATTTTTAATGCGACGTGCTATGGATGCACTAATCAAACAAAAGTTTTCAGAACTAGAAGAATCACAAACTGGTTCAACCAAAGATATTGCTGAATTGCTTCAAATGTCGCATAAAATGTCCATGGACTTAATGGATCGTGAAATTCAGCTAGCCAAAGCGCAACAAGCTGTTGGCCCACAAAAACAAGTTAATGTTCAAATCAATGACGCACTAGACGGATCAAAGTACTCACAACTAGTGCAGCGTTTAATCACTGGTGAAGGTGTTTAATGTTGCCGCAGATTGGAGACGCGGATGTATACGACAAAATCAATCCCGAAGACCTTTGGTGTGCAGATAAACTTATTTTAGCCAAACGACTAGGCTACTACTGTGGCCCAGCAGGAATAGCCCCTAAACCAGGTAAGTATATAGTACGCCCAGTAATAAACTTAAAAATGATGGGTGTTGGTGCTACAGTAGAGTATTTGGACCGCGACTCAATTCCTGATGGTTATTTTTGGTGTGAAGTGTTTACAGGCAGACACTTAAGTTTTGACTACAACTACGGCAAGCAAACTTTAGCAGTTGAAGGATTTAAAACCAATCCACATCGACTTGACAGATTTTCACACTGGACTCGTGTCGCAGACATTTTTACACTACCACCAGTACTGCAAACAGTAGCAGACAAATACCCTTGGTTTAATGTTGAGGTTATTGGCGACAAGGTAATAGAAGTACACTTCCGTTATAACGACGATTTTGCAAACCATACCGCCCAAACTATTGTACCTGTATGGCAAGACGAATTCTATGCTAGCGAGTGTGGAGATCGTTTAGGTTTTATATTAATAAAAGATGAATAAAAATGTTAGACTGTTTAATTTTAGGCGACTCAATCGCTGTAGGTACTCACCAGCAAAGACCAGAGTGCGTAGCCTATGCTAAAGGCGGCTGGAATACCTGGCAATGGAATCGCGACTATTTAAAGAATAACTTGTCAGCTAAAACTGTAATTATCAGTTTAGGCAGTAACGACCATAGTGGAGTTAAAACTAAAGCTGAGCTGCAGCGTATACGTGAAAAGGTTGGAGTTGCTAAAGTGTTTTGGATTTTACCAGCAGGAAATTTAAAAGCTAGTAATGTAGATATTACTAAGATTCAAACACACGTCCGCGAAATTGCTGAACAGTATAATGATACTGTACTACCATTTACCCCAAACAGCGACAAAATACACCCAACCGCTCAAGGCTATCGTGAACTAGCAAAGGCCACAAAATAATGTTAGTAGTCTCACGACCAGATATCAATGTTGATGTTATACAAGAGTTCGATCCTCAACAGAGGTTTATTAAGCTACCCATAACAAATTACCTAAAGCTCTTAGATGTATACGATACAATCAATCGCCCACAGGTTGCCCTTATAAACGCAGTCAACGATCCTAAATACAGGTTTATCTGTGCTGCACTAGCACGACGTCTAGGCAAAACGTACATTGCCAACATCATCGGTCAATTGGTTACCTTAGTCCCAGGGTCTAATGTGCTAATCATTTCACCTAACTATAACTTAAGCTCGATCTCATTTGAACTCCAACGTAAACTCATCAAACACTTCGACCTCGAAGTCGCACGTGACAACCTCAAAGACAAAATTATCGAACTCAGCAACGGTTCTACCATTCGTATGGGTTCTCTTAGTACCGTTGATAGTACTGTTGGTCGATCATATGACTTAATTATATTTGACGAGGCTGCACTAGGCGAAGGCGGTGAAGCCGCTTTTAATGTTGCCCTACGACCTACACTGGACAAGCCACAAGCCAAAGCCATTTTTATCTCCACACCCCGTGGTCGTAACAATTGGTTTTCACAATTTTGGCAACGTGGATTTGATCCTAATTTCCCCGAGTGGATCTCGCTGCAAGCAGATTACACAGAAAATACTCGCATGGCTGAGTCGGATGTTGCTGAAGCACGTCGATCAATGTCAAAGTCAGAGTTCGAACAAGAATACTTAGCCTCATTTTCCGTATTTGAGGGTCAGATTTACACACTACAGGATACAGATGTTATTGACATTCCAGAAGATATTAAAGGCGAAGCGTTTGCTGGATGCGACCCTGGTTACCGAGACGCTACTGCTTATTGCGCTATCGTGTACGATTGGAACCGCGATTGCTTTTTTATTGTCGATGAATACTTAATGTCGGAAAAGACTACTGCAGAACATGCTGAAGCGTTTACTGCAATGAATAACAAGCATGGAGTTGAAGTCACGTTTATTGACTCGGCAGCTGCACAGTTTGCTGGTGACCTTGCCTACTTATATAACATTTCAACTACCAAAGCTAAAAAAGATGTCTTACCAGGCATTGCGTATGTTCAGACCTTACTACAACAAGGTCGATTAAAGGTTGCCCCACATTGCACTAACGTGCGAGCCATGTTTGACCAGTATCGCTGGGATCAACGTGAGGGGTTACAGCGTGAGCGACCAATGCATGATGATTACAGTCACATGGCTGATGCAGTTCGATATGCACTGTACACCTATACTGTTTAATGCCATAAAAAATTTGTGTATTGACTTTTTGTTGCTGTTCTGCTATAATACTAGGTAATTGTGGAGTACTTTGGAAATAATGGCAAAAAACACAAATAAACGAATCCCTGTAAAGTGGGTTCGTGACAGGGCTAAAGCAGCCTACGAGAAGAAAACGGAGTGTTGCATTTGTGGTTCTGCCACAGACTTAGAGCTCCATCACCTACATTCAGTTACTATACTCCTAGATAAATGGTCTGAAGCTAAAGGTTACGATATTTCAACAGATGCCGGTATTTTAGCTGTGCGAGATGAGTTTATTGATGAGCACCGAGTAGAGTTATATGACCAAGTTTACACCCTTTGTAATCGTCATCATGTAGCGTTACACAGTGTTTACGGTAAAGCTCCCCGCCCTGGCAGTGAACCCAAACAGGCTCACTGGATAGAGACGCAGCGTGCAAAACATACTGGCGGTACTGTTGATAAAGTTGTGCCTAAAAAGAGCTTTGGTAGTTTTTTCAGTGAGTTCACTTAAGGGAAAACTATGTCAAGATTTACAGACTGGATTGTTGAAAAACTTAATCCAGCGCAAAGTCGTATTGCTCAAGAAGCAGGTACGCAAATTGGTTCAGAAAGCAAGATAACATATCGTCAAAGCTTTCAGAAACTAGAAGCCGTTAATCGTTCAGTTAGTATGCTTGTTAGTGCAGCTGGCTCATTAGATTACGACGTAAAAGATAAGATCACAGAAGGCGTTGTTACAGGAATTCGTCAAAAGTCCCTAAACACGCTGCTAAACTTTCGACCCAATCCTTATCAAAGTATTCAAGAATTTCGCCAAGCAATCTTCACAGACTTGATCTTGGAAGGTAATGTATTCATACACTTTGATGGTGTATTTATGTACCACTTGCCTGCAGCTTCAACAGAAATTTTAACCGATGTAAAAACGTTTATACGTGGATATCGTTACAACGGTATGGTTGACTTTAAAGAAGCTGAAGTGTTTCACTTTCGTGATTTGAATTCACAATCAATATATCGTGGTGCTTCACGATTAGAAGCAGCACAACGAAGCATTGCTACTTTATATGCAATGAAAGACTTCCAAGAAAACTTTTTTGAAAACGGAGCTGTATTTGGCTTAGTTTTAACGTCAGAAAATACACTTTCACAAGTTGCAAAAGAAAAAACAATTCAATACTGGTTACAGAAATATTCAACTAAACAAGGCGGCAAGCGTCCAGTTATCTTAGATAGTGGATTGAAGCCTGCAAATGTATCAAATCAAAACTTCAAAGATATGGACTTTGATCAGTCTATTAAAACGCACAACGAATTTATTATGCAATGTATAGGTATCCCACCCATTTTATTAGCTGGTGGAAATAACGCTAACATCTCGCCTAATCTAAGACTATTTTATTTAGAAACAGTAATGCCAGTTGTTCGTAAGTTTACATCAAGCTTAGAACGATACTTTGGATATGATATTGAAGCAATTACTGCTTCTGTGTCAGCACTACAACCAGAATTAAAAGATCAAGCCGCTTACTATCAAGCATTAGTAAATGGTGGAATTATAACAGCTAATGAAGCAAGAAAAGAATTACGTTATGAGCCAAAAGATGGCAGTGACGAAATAAGAATACCCGCCAATATTGCGGGTTCGGCTGCTGATCCGTCGACAGGTGGTAGGCCCACAGATAATCAGCAATAAAGGGGTAATATGGTAGATAAAAGTAAAGTACTGTTTTTAAACAGTTCATTTATCAAGAGCGATACCACCGACGAAAAGACAACTAGTATAACAATAGAAGGGTACGCAAGTACCGACGACATTGATAGACAAGGCGACATTGTCCCAGCAAGTGTATGGAAAAAGGGTATACAAAATTATTTGAAGAATCCAGTAATTTTGGCATATCATGACCATAGCGAGCCAGTTGGTAGGATGGTAGATCACAGAGTCGACAGCAAAGGATTATGGGTTAAAGCCAGAATTTCTTCAGCTGCTGGCGAAGTTTTTGATCTTGTAAAAGATGGCATCTTAACGGCATTTAGTATCGGCTTCCGAATCGTAGATGCGGAATATGATGCAGCCAAAGAGTTGTTTGTGGTAAAAGAGCTAGAACTGCACGAAATTTCAGTAGTGTCTGTACCAGCTAATCAAAATACACTATTTAGTCTTTCTAAGGCGTTTGATACAGCCGAAGAATTTAAATCTTTCAAAATGCAGTTTGCACCCGACAGCGATTCAGCTAAAGGGCTAGAATCCTCAACGGAAGCAATCGGCGAAATTAAAAAGGAATGGGAAATGGATCCTAAACAATTAGAACAAATGTTGGCTGATGCAGCTAACAAAGCGGCTGAGCTCACTGCTAAAGCCATCGCCGATACACAGGCAAAAGCATTGGCCGAAAAAGCCGCTGCTGAAAAAACAGAAGCCGAATTAGATGCACGCGTTAAAGCCGCTGTTGCTTCTATCTCTACTGGTGACACAGGTGCTGAGCGCTTGATGGCCGAAGTTGAGAAGCGTTTAGCTACTGCTGAAGAGTCAAGCAAATCAGTTATCGCTGGTTTAGAAGCTTCTTTGCGTGAAAAAGCTTCCGAAATCGAAGCAATCACAAAATCAAAAATGTCTTTCCAAGACAGCAAAGACGGTATGTCTTACGCTGACAAAGAAAAGGCTGTTATGTTAGCTAAAATGGCTGGCAAGTCAATCGACAGTACACGCCTTGGTCGCGACTTAGTGCAAAAATACGGTGCTCACGTGCCTTCAGCTACATGGGAACTCGAAGTTTCTTTGAACTTAGAATCTGAAGTCCGTCGTCGCTTAGTTGTTGCTCCTATTTTCCGCAACATCGCTATGCAAACCAACGTGATGACCATTCCAGTGAATCCAGAAGCAGGTACTGCTACTTGGGTTACTAACGCTGAGTTTGGCGCCGTTCCTGCTACCCTTGG